GTTGTCAATCAAAGAGCAGGAGCTTGCGCTACGTCGCGAGCTTGCTGACCTCACTAATAGAACCCGCACTTCTCAGTCTGAGACTAGCGCGGCTACCAGAATTGCTGCTACAGCAATGCAGACAGCTGCAAAACAGCAGCAACCAAAGCAGGTCGATATACCTAATATGCGACCGCCAGTTAACCAATAGGAGATTGTTATGTCAGAAGATTCTAATGATAAGATTCAGTTTGATGCTATGCCCGGCGCTGACACGATTGAGCAGGCAGAAAACCTAGATATGAACTTTGGTCTAGGCGAAGAGCCTGCTGAAGTAGAAGCAGAAGCAGAAGCTGCTCCAGAAGTAGAAGCAGACTCTGATGCAGAAGTAGAAGCAGAGACTGAGGTAGAGGCGGAAGCCGAAGCTGAGGCAGAAACTGAAGTAGAGGCGGAAGCAGAAGAGCAACCTGCCCTTGACGATGAGCCTGAAGTTGCACAAGATGAAGCTGAGCCTGCTGAAGCACCCGCTAAAAAGCAGATGGTGCCGAAGTCACGTCTAGACGAAGTTCTGGCTAAGCAGAAAGCTTTGCAGAAGCAGCTAGACGATATGAAGGCCGCTCAAACTTTAGCAGAAGAGGCCCCAAGCGAATATGACTTCGCAGAGAAAGAGGTCGAGTATCAAAACTTGGTACTGGACGGAGAGTCGCAAAAAGCGGCAGCACTACGGGCGGAAATTAGAGCAGCGGAAAGAACGCAACTCGAATACGAAATGACCCAAAAGATGACAAAGACCGTCAGCGAGAATCAACAGCTGACGGCTTTGCAACAGGCCGCTTCTGAGCTTGAAGCTAGTTTCCCTGTGTTTGACCAAGGCAGCTCTGATTACAATGCCGAGTACACACAGGAAGTTATAGAGTTGCGGGATGCCTTTATACTTAAAGGCGAAAACGCCGTTGCCGCTCTATCTAAAGCAGCTAAGTTTGTAGTACGTGAGTACGGTTTGGATAACGAGGTAGCACCCTCTTTATCGACTAAACCAACTAAGACTATCGACGAAGTGGCTAAAAAGAGAGCTGAGGTTAGCAAAAAGCTAAAAGCAGCAGACGCACAGCCGCCAGAGCTGCCCGGCGAAAGTTCGGCTAACCGTGGTGAACGTCCGTTAGATGTCAGCAACATGACCGAAGATGAATTTAATGCACTTCCAGAAGCTACGTTACGCCGCTTAAGAGGAGACGTGGTATAAAATGCCTAGAAATTACCGCAGTGAATACGATAATTACCAAGGCACGGCAGAGCAAAAGAAGCGCCGTGCTAAACGTAATGCCGCTAGGAGAGCAATGACTGCTGCTGGTAAGACTAAAAAAGGCGATGGAAAAGACGTTAACCATAAAAAGCCGCTCTCAAAGGGCGGCGGCAATGGCAGTAAAAATTTAAATGTGGTGTCTGCTAAAAAGAATAGGTCTTTTAAGCGCACACGCACAGCGAAGATGAAGTAGGAGCTTGTTATGCCCGTAAAAAAAGACCCCCGATTAGCCAGAGCAGGTGTTTCCGGTTATAACAAGCCTAAGAGAACTCCCTCTCACCCAAAGAAGTCGCACGTAGTGGTCGCCAAGGAAGGCGATAAAGTTAAAACCATTAGGTTTGGCGAACAAGGCGCATCTACTGCTGGTAAACCTAAAGCTGGTGAGTCTGCCCGTATGAAAGCAAAGCGCAAATCGTTTAAAGCCCGACACGGCAAGAACATCGCCAAGGGCAAGATGAGCGCGGCTTACTGGGCAGATAAAACAAAATGGTAGCAGAAACAAGGAGTTAGCTATGAAGGACTTAGAGTATTCTATGGTTGATGTAGCACTCTCTGTACTAAAGTATTCAAAAGGACGTTGGACGCCGGAAGAGGTTTTGACATTCTCGTACACTTTAGAGACTATTAATTTAGACGACGAAGATACAGGTAAACCCCAGCTTTTTAGCCTAAAAGGCGGCAAGCAAACAGAGGAATGACGGTTATGATGAAGACTTGTAAAGGGTGTCCAACCCCCGCAAAGTGCAAAGCAGCTGGTAAGTGTATGGGTAAAACGCGCGCTAAGCCTAAAGCCAAAGCCAAACCTAAGTCGAAGCGCGGTATGTACTAGTGGCTAGGACTGACGAGGCTAAATGGAAACGCATCGTCGCAAGCGTTAAGGCAGGATCGAAAGGCGGTAAATCAGGCCAATGGAGCGCTAGGAAAGCGCAGCTTGCAACCCAGCGCTACAAGAGCGCTGGGGGCGGGTACAGTGGGCCTAAAACCAAAGCCCAGAAGTCTTTATCTAAGTGGACTAAAGAGGACTGGGGCACGAAGTCAGGTAAGCCGTCTACCCAAGGCAAGAAAGCTACGGGTGAAAGATACCTCCCTAAGAAGGCTAGGCAGTCTCTTAGCTCTAAAGAATATTCAGCTACTAGCCGTAAGAAGCGTGCCGATACTAAGGCTGGTAAGCAGTTTTCTAAGCAACCCAAGAAAATAGCTAAGAAGACAGCAAGATATAGATAAACCTTGCGTCTTTTTATTAGGGGCGCTAATATACAGTTTACATTCGTCCGTTAGAACGACATCTAGCCGTGCCGTACACGTAAAAACCGTATCTCACCCCGCCTGCACAAGGCGTAAAACTTGCCGAGGTCGCGCCTCGTAAATAAGCGCTAAGTCGTTGCCTTCACGATACGAAGGAACGGGTTAGCCGCTCCTAAAGTCGGCTACTAGCGGGCACTTGTGCCCATAAATTGTACGCATATTTTAAATTCTTTGGAGGCCTATCATGGCTAATACCAATTTTGCGTCGTTGACTTCCGAGCAGTTAACCGCGTGGAGTCGCGACTTCTGGCGTGTTGCCCGCAACATGTCTTTCGTTAATCAATTTGCTGGAACTGGCTCAAACGCTATGGTTCAGCGAGTTACTGAGCTAACCAAGTCTGACAAAGGCGCTCGAGCGGTCATCACGCTTCTCGCTGACATGACTGGTGACGGTATCACTGGTGACTTCACTCTGGAAGGTAATGAAGAAGCGCTTCGCGCCTACGACATTACTGTAGAGCTTGACCAGTTGCGTTTTGCTAACCGCATCGCGGGCCGTATGGCTGACCAAAAGTCTGTAGTTAACTTCCGTGAGACATCACGTGACGCTCTTGCTTATGCAATGGCTGACCGTATGGATCAGCTGGCGTTCTTGACGCTAGCGGGCGTTGCTTACACTCACAAGACTAACGGTGCTCTGCGTCCTACATCTGCAACTGCTGGTCACGAGCTTGTTGACCTCGAGTTCGCATCAGATGTAGCAGCTCCTAGCTCTGCTCGTCACCTTCGCACAGACGGCGATGACATCGTTACTGGTGATACTACTGCTCTTGTTGCTACTGACAAGATCAAGTACCGCCACATCGTAGACCTCAAGGCTTACGCTAAGGATAACTACATCCGTGGTATTCGCGGTGCAGGTAACGACGAGGTATTCCACCTCTTCGTAACTCCTCAGCAGATGGCTGATCTGAAGCTAGACTCAGACTTCCTTGCAAACGTCCGCAACGCAGGCGTTCGCGGTAGCTCTAACCAGCTGTTCGCGGGTTCTTCTAGCCTGATGGTCGATGGAGTCATGGTTCACGAGTTCCGTCACGTATTCAGCACTGAAGGTGCCACTACTGGTACTTCTGCTGAAGCAGGCGATCCCGGCTACAAGTGGGGTGCTGACGCTGACGTAGTTGGTGCACGCGCTCTGTTCTGCGGTGCTCAAGCTCTTGCAATGGCTGACATTGGTATGCCTGAAGTTGTCGAAGATACTTTCGACTACGGTAACCAGTCTGGTATCAGCATCGGTAAGATCTTCGGTCTCCGTAAGCCTAAGTACAACAGCGACTACAACGGTTCTGTACAGGACTTCGGTGTTATCGCTCTTGATACTGCACAGTAAGAAGTAAGCTCAGATCCCCTCTCCATACCGGAGGGGGGATCTTTTTAACGGAGTAAACATGAGAATAGTGTCTGGAAAAGACTTACGGATAGCCACCTTGTCTGGAGCGGTTGTTTTACTAAAGGCTGATGAGCCACGAACCGTGTCCAAAACTATAGGCGCTATAGCCCTTCAAATGGGTGCTAGACAGGTAGAAGACATAGAGGGCGTTGTAGAGAAAGCCCCTCTAGAGATTCAAATCACAGAAACAATTACAGACGTAGATGCTCTGGTCGTCGAACCAGAAGAAACTACGGATGTTGTAGACTTAGAGTTAATTTCTGCCCTTGAGCGGCTGATAGCGGCGGGTAACCCGCAAGACTTTAAGTCAGACGGTTCCCCAAAAGCTGCTGTAGTTAACAGGGCGGTTGGCAGGACAGTGCGTTCTGATGAACGTGAGCGAGCTTGGGAAATAGCCCTCAATTCTTGATAGGGTAGCTTATGGCAGTTACAGTACAGAGCGTCATAGATCGCGTTCAAGCAACGCTACAAGATACGACTGGCGTACGCTGGCCTGTAGTAAACGAGCTGATTCTTTGGGTCAATGATGCCCAGCGAGAGATAGCTTTGATAAAGCCAGATGCATCCGCTACTAACACTACAGTCACGCTGGCCGAAGGCACTAAGCAAGAAATACCAGCCAACGGCAATAGACTGCTCCGCGTAGTACGAAACATGTCAGCTGCGGATAATGGAGTAGGGCGACGGGCTGTTAGACTGGTAACCCGTGAAATCGTCGATGCTCACACCCCCAGCTGGCATGATCCTTTGGTCACCGGCGATGCCGCGCATGGCAGTGTCATTAAGCACTGCATATATGATGAGGCGAACCCCCGCAACTTTTACGTATACCCAGGAGTTGCCGCCGGAGCTGATGCTTTCCTAGAGATAGTGTATTCTGCCAACCCCTCAACAGTGGCGCAGGGCGATAACCTAGCTGTACCTGATATTTACGCTAATGCGATTATGCACTATGTGTTATACATGGCTTACATGAAAGACGCAGAGTACGCAGGTAATTCGCAGCGGGCTGCAAACCACTTCCAGCTATTTACTGCTTCAGTAGCAGGAAAGGGTCAGGTAGACGCAGTAACGTCTCCTAATATAGAAAATGTCCGTCCCGCCACCATGTCTCCAACGGGGTAATATCCTATGGCAATAGCCTACGAAACATTGTTATCAGAAATAATCCCGATGGTCCCCGGATGCCCTGACACTCTTATTGAGAGCAATATCCGTGCAGCAGTAATCGAGCTGTGTGAGAAGAGCGGCGTTTATCAGGCTGAGCTTGACCCAGTAACAACTGTAGCCAATATCTACGAGTATGACTTAGAGCCACCTTCAGGCACGGTCGTGCACAAGATTATGTGGGCAGTGCATAAAGGCAAAGACTTGGAGCCTATAAGCACTAATCTGTTAGAACAGCGCATTCCTAAGTGGAGAGAAGCTGATAGTGCAGGCACTCCGCAGTACTATGTAAAGCAGACCCAGTCTTCTTTCTGGCTTGTCCCCACACCTGATGTCACACAAGCGTCTTCTACTATTGTTAGAGCGCAGCTTAAGCCTACGCACACTTCTACGGCTGTAGATAACGATCTTATAAATGATTACAGGGATACTATAGTTAGTGGCGCTTTGTTTAGGTTGCTACGTCTGCCTAGCAAGGATTGGACGGATTACACAGGCGCTCAGGTATACGGATCTTTGTTTGCTGAAGGAATTCAGACTGCAGAACGCAGGGCTAGACATGCGGACTCAGGAATAGCTAGGAAAGTTAACTATGGTGGACTCTACACCCCCACAAAGCGACGACGCCACAGATACAGATCAGACGTTTAGTAACCCGGTATTTGCCGACATAGAAAATGAATGGTACTGGGTTAAGCAAGGCGTAGAAGATGTACTGAAAGCTGACTCTAATCTTACATTCACACCGGAACATGTGTACGGTGCTTGTAAGGCGGAGCAAGCCGTTTTATGGATGACTGACGAAGGGTTTGTAGTATCCACCGGCGAGACAGACGTCTTTAATGGCGAACGAACATTTTTAATATGGCTAGCGTGGGCTAAAGAACGCGGTACCAACCTAGCTGTAAAACACCTATCTTTCTTTGAAGAAGTAGCTAAAGCTGCTGGGTTTACAAAGATAGAAACAAGATCGGCTGTACCTAAAGTTATCTCTTATTTAGAGCATACTGGATGGGAGGTCGATACAGTCGTATTTAAGAGGTATCTGTAATGGGTGCTAGACCAAAGTCACAAGATTACCAAGCTTCAGCAGCTGAACAAGCGTCTGCTTCAACCGCTATGGCGGAGTACCAGTACTTCAAGCAGAAGTACGACCCTCTGTTGCAGCAGATGCGAGACCAGTCTCTCACAGCAGACGTGCAGTCCGGCCTCAGAGGACGTGCAGGCGCTGACACTATGCAAGCGCTTACAGCAGCTCCTTCCTACGCACAGACTCAAAGTGCCACACGAACTGGCGACCTAGCTCAGGCCTATCAGGGACAGCTAGGCGTTGCTAATGTAGCAGCTAAAGACGTCCAGAATAGAATGCAGACAAACGTGCTTGGTACTGCTCGCGGTCAAGCTGCAGACGCACAAAGCGGTATGGCTCAAGCCTCTCGTTTAGCTACCTCACAGGCACTAACTCGTGCTAGGGCGAACCAAGACGTAGCTCAAGCTAAGATGAGTGCGGCGGGGCAGGTCGCCGGAACAATTTTAGGGCAGGGGTTAGATAACATGTCTACTAGGGGCGGCGTAGCATCGCCCAATCAGTTTAAAGGCACGTTCTTTACTCCTGTAGATGCGGCTGGAAACAAAATGTCGAGTCCGTCTAGCCGCCTAGGTTTCTCGAAAGTATTCGGAGGATAGGGCATGTCTAACCTAGCATACATGGATACAGAGTCTTTATTAGAGCGTGGTCTAGGTAACACGACAATGCCAGCGAACGCGTTGCCTACAGTTAATAACCCCGATCAGGCTTATGCAAACATAACTCGCCAAGAGTATTTAGACTACGTTAAGAACTATCGTGGCTTTGAAGAAAATCTTCTGAATAAAGCCCAGACAGATACTAGTCTTATAGATCAGGCGCGGCAGGATGTAGGCACTGCTCAAGGTTTGGCGGGTGGTATAGCCAGTCGCACTGCTTCTCGCTACGGTGCCGCTCTAACTCCCGCACAAATTCAGCAGCAACAGCTTATGCTGCAGCGGGCAAACACTTTAGGCGGAGTGCAGTCAGTGAACGACGCTCGTATTGCTCAGAGAGAAGCGAATACTGGGCTGCTATCAGACCTTATAAACATAGGCCAAGGCGTTAATCGTTCTTCACAGAGTCAGCTAGGTTCAGCTGCTGGCGACGCTGTATCTCGTCAAAACGCCTTTACCCAAGCTAAAGCAGCGTCTAAGGCCCAAACTTACAGTACATTAGGCAGTTTAGGCTCTATGGCAATCATGGCGCTAGCGTTCTAGGAGACCTTTCATGGCGGCACAAGATTTTGGTAGTGGATTACTGGCCGGGTTCCAAGGCGCGTCAGCTATGGCTCAGCAGCGTCGAGATGAAGCTGCCCGAGATAGGCAGCTGACACAGCGTGATGCTGCTCTCGCGCAACGTAAAACAGAGTTTGATGAAAGCGTAAAACAGTTTGAAAAAACTTACGAAATAAGCGCGGCCCAAGAAGCCCGCGAGCAGTCACTATTTGACATGGGCATGACCCAGCAAGCGGCTAATAATACAATAGCGGAGGCTGCTAATATTGGCTTGTTTAATCCTGCTAGCGGAAATTTTTCTCTTTCTACAGATAGGCTGACCGAACTATTAGGCTCTAAAAATCAGACCGCTAGCAAACTTCTCATAGATGCTGCTAATAGGCAGAACCCGATAGAAGGTTTTAAATTTACGGACTACCAGAGAGCAGAAGACGGGTCTATCGTAGTCACTGGAGAATATGAGGACGGGTCACCCGGTGTTCTTACCGAGGACGGCAGTTCTGACCCGACCTCTAGGGTTGCTACTTTTACCCCAGCCCAAGCAGCTTCTTTAGTCAGTGACGATTTTATAAATGTGACTAACGCCAGCTCTATATTATCTGGGCAGAGAGGCGTGGCTTTTTTAGCCTTTAGCGGAGCAAACTCTGCTGATATAGCTCAAGCCGAAAGAGTAAGAACACTACAGGCTAATGTTTTGCCTGCTATAGACTCTAGCGGCGACGTTGGGCTTTCTAGGCAGTTCCGATCTGTTTTGGCGGATGCTGGATCTAGCGAAGAGAAAATAGCTATCCTTGAAGACCAAGCGACTTCGCTCGGCATAGAGCTGCCTAAGATACAAGCGGAAGGCGAGCTTGTAGAGTACGAACCGTTTTCAGCGGAGTTAGATAGCGACGTGCTTAGCAAACCAGCGGAAGACGCGTCTCTTAAATCTAGAAACAGAATGCTACGCCGGATACCCCTCCTAGATAAGGAGATAAATGAAGCCCGGACAAAGTTTGACGCTGCTACGTCAGAGGAAGAAAAAGACGAGATTATGCTCAAGCTCGATAACTTGTCTAGGAGAAGGAAAGATATAATAGACACCCAAAACAACGTGAGTCTAGAAGCCGTTTCCGCAGAGATAAAAGACCTAAAAGCGAAACAGAACAAAGCGTATCTGCCTGAGCTTAAAGAGCGCTATCAATCGCAGATAGACGAAAGGATGCCTGTTAAGACTCAGCTGGAGGAGGCTTTAGGTTTACGCACTCAAGTAATGGGGACTCAGGAGTACAAGAGCCTAGAGGAGCAAGTTTTCACTCGCTTAGACGCCATGACCCCAGAACAAGTGGACGAAGCAGTAGACAATGGCGACCTTACTTTTACTCCTGAACAGATAGGCGTTATGCGCCAGCGTTTGCAAGAATCAAACATTACTTCTGTGCAGCAGATTAGTGAGCTGCCGTCTAATGAGCAGTTAGCTTACCGAGCTTTACTAGCTGTCATAGCCCCAGATCAGACTGCTAGAGATCAGGCGCGGGCTGAAATGAGTAACCTCAAAGAGACTGGCACTCTCAGTTTGTCTGCGCAAGAAGCTGGTGAACAGGGGATAAATCAGACTAATGCGCTTACTAACCTACGAAATTCTATATCTAGGCAGCGTGAGCTTGAAAGAAATCTAAACAATGACCAGCGGGCTAGAGTAGACAAGGCTGCTGAAGAAGCTACAAAGTTTGGCGAGGAAACTGTAGATACTTTCTTTGGCGAAGAGAGTGATGGACTTACTGCTAGATCTGCTAGGAAATACACTACGACAATATTGCCTAGGATTATGACTAGAGCTTCAAGCGCAGCATTACCTGAAGAGCAACAAATTTACCAAGCTGCTATTAACCAAGGCGTCAGCTTAGCTGTGGCTGGGTATGCTGCAGAAGAGGAAGGTGGATTCTCTGAAACTTTATACAGTTTCTTCCGTATAGATGCAGAGGATGTAGTCTCGTCTACCGATTTTGATCTAAGCCGCGTAGGTGTAGATATGAGGGGCGGTAGGCCTGCAACGTTCTACTATACCGGGCCTGATGGTCGTATAGCCGATCAGCGAATACGAGCTACTGCTTTACGTAACCTTGATGATAATCTGTACAACATTGTAGCAGAAGCGGCTCAAAAAAATGTTGAAGCAGCTAGGTCTAGAAGGTAAACGTTCTAACTGAGAAAACTAAATGGCTAACGATCCTATTAAACAGTTTCTTCAGGTAGACACGTCGGAAGAAGTTAACCCTGTAAATGCAGTTACTGGTACTACAGAAGCGGGCGCACCAGCTGTTGTCGGACTCGGGGAAACCTTCTCACGCGGTTTACAGGCGGGTGCGGAAGGTTTGTCTGCCGACGTTGAGTATTTCAAAGGTCTTTTTAATCTCACAGTCGGTAACCAAGAAGCCGCCGAAGATAATATACGTTCGGCGCAACAAAGGGAAAATCTTGCCGCCGCAGCCACTACAGGCATGCAAAGCTTTGAAGACTTCCTCGAAGAGCCTTCCGTAGACGGATTCCTAAGCCAAGTAGCTAAATTTACCGGACAGACTTCTGTCTCTGCTATTACTTCTATAGCAGGTGGTGGCATAGGCGGCGTTATAGGCAAGGCTGTAGGTAAAAAAGTAGCTTCCAAAGCCGCTCAGCGTATCGCCAAAGACTCATTAGAACGAACAGCGAAAGGCGTAGCAACGCCCGACGAACGCCTTATTGCCCAGATGTCGTACGACTACGCAAAACGTGGCGCTCTGTCAGGCGCGTTCGGTGCAGAGTATGTGCCAGCAGCGGCTGGCGGGCTTAGAGAGGCTGTAGAGTCAGACCAAGAACTTGGGGCAGATACAGCTTTAAGGTCTTTCTTGGTTGGTGCTCCTATAGCGGCGGTTGGTACGCTTGGTGAAGCGGCTATACTAAAAGCGTTTGGAAACGTAGCG